CCTCAAAGTCTTCTTTTGATTTAGGAATTAATTGAAAGCAGTAATTGCCGTCACCCTTATGCGATTCTCTTGCTAAAGGATCGAAGCCCGTTAAAGTTGGATCAAATACTCGCTCCACCTTAATGTTTTGCTCAAACGACAGTTCATTAATATATCCTGTATAAACATAAACAACAGAATAGCCGCCAGCCAATAAATCAGAGTAAATGTTATACTCTAATGCATCATTCGAGGCATCAAAGAAAATCTCGCGTAAATGCGCCTCAATTATTTCTAATGTTTGTAAAAACTCAGGGGTCAGCTCTTCTATCCTAACACCATCAGCCGCCCGAGCTACTATGGATGGTTCTTGTTTGGCGAATTCGCCCCTGAGTCTTGATATCATCGCCTCTAAGATATTAAATTCTATTGCTGGCTTTTGTAGTACATCTAATTTTGTGATATCGTCCGATGACAACGAAGTCTGGAAGACAAACTTCATAAAGTCATTAAAGCGATTAACATTCTTTATAAAATATTCGTGCGCTTGCTCAATATTTTTTTTAATTTCGTTTAACTTATCCGTGTGCTTTTTAGCGACCATTTGAAATCCTTTTCATGGTGGTTGAACTACTTAGATAGATACATTCCTTGTATCTAAGTTTTTAGTATAGTAAAATCTAAGGAAATAACTATAAAATGGGGATATATATGGATAGCGCTAGGGTTATACAATATCTAAAAGATTTAAAAGCAAGCGGAGTTCCAGAGGAACAAGCCGAAGCCCAGCTTATTGCATTAGAAAGTATGTTACAAGGTTTGGCAACTAAATCTGACTTGAAGGCCGAGATTAAAGATGTAAAGGCCGAGATTAAAGCATTGAGAACTGAGTTAAAAAGTGACATTAAAGAAGTTAAATCTGAATTAAAGTATTTTATGGTATATTCAATCTTAGGATTTATTTATGCTCCGATTATTGTAGGGGTAATATTAAAGTATTTCGGGAAGTTTTAAAAGAAACATTATGGATATATAGATGGATAATACAGCATTAAATTATTGTTTAAACTTAATAGAGGCCGAGCTTCTGCATTTTGAAGCTAAAATAAACGGCAAAATAGAGGGTATAAAAGGCGAAATAGAGGGTATAAAAGGCGAAATAGGAGGTATAAAAACTAGATTAAATGTATTAATTGCCCTAAATGTTTCTACTCTTGCTTTTATGTTAACCATGATTCTAAATAGTGTAAAACATTGGTGGTAAAATAAAAACTTATTTCCTAGATCTCCTAATGGCTGTCAGTTTAGTATTAAAATCTTGTGCCAATGATTTAAGTATTGGTGCGTTTGGGTTGGGCTGTTCCCTAAATGCTGTTACAGGATAAGCAAAAGTTAAACAAAGCGCGTCTGCTTCGTCTGACGATCTTATTCCCCTCTTTTTCATGTCCTCCTTTTTCTCCATAACTAACCTAGAGTTGGAATCAAAACTATAGCGTATTCCACATAAATCCGCATGTAAGCTGTCTGTATCTGGTATTTGTACTGGGATATCCTCTAACCAATTTGCACATTTGCCCCACATTTCAGCTCGCTTATTTGAATACTTCTGATCATCTAAGCTTTTTGAACCCGCGTTAACCGCAACTACGGCCTCTTTATGGCCTAATTCATTTAGCCTATCTACAACCCCAGCTCCTAAGCCGCCCACATCTACAAAGACCTTTAAAGGCCGATATTGTTCAATCAAAGAATGAACAATGCCAGTTACCTCCATTGTGTCTTTCTTAGTATAACTTTGTAACCCAAATGCCACACGGCCTTGCCTAAAGATAATTGATGTGCGATCATCACCAAATCTTGCAGGGTCAACGCCCATAATTAAAGGCCCATATTTTTCGGCTTCTCCTTTTCTGGCACGCATCACTGTTGAGGAATCTATAAATGAATTCTCACCTTTAAGTTGGAAAGCTTCATTGGGATTACATGGATATTCCTGGCAAAAGCTCTTCTCCCCGTCTTGACCGTTAACTGATAAATCAGTAATTTTAAATCGCCGCCAAGCTATTTGCTCTAAGGTTAACCGATAAGCTTCAATTAAACGTAACTCTATATGGTTAGGTTTAAAGTCTGGCGGCACTGACCTTTTATATTCTTCTTGCCAAAACCAAGGCACGAATACCGCAATAAAATCAGACATGCCGCTTTCTGCTTTCTGCCACATTTGATGGAAATAATTACCGACACCATTAGCGGTGGATTCCAGTATGATTTCTGTACCAGTTGCATCAGGCACCGCTTGCAGTATACCCTTAGTATGTTCTTGGGCGTTTGCCCAAAAAGCAATCTCCGAGCCATGGAATAATTGGATGGTGCTGGAACGACCGACCGCTTTGTTTTCGGCTGTTCCTAGTTTATATCCACTATCTAAGCGCCCAAAGATTAGCTCTTTAGAGTTGTTAGTACTGATATCGGGCTGAACTAAGTTTGGCGTGTTCTGGTAAAAACGCTGAGCCATTTTAAATAGGTTGTTGGTAGCATCCAGTGCATGTGTTAAGATAAAGCATTGTGTACCCTTATTATGGGTGGTCTTATGATAGAAGCGTCCGCCCACATAAGTTGAGTTATGCGACACTAGTCCTTCGCACATATACGTCTTTTCGCTAGTTTGTAAGTCGATAACTTTTTGTTTTTTTAAAGGAGTTATTTTAATTATTTTTGCCCAAGGTTTAATACCGTCTGTAGCTGCTTTGCCAGGTAACTCGTGTCCCAAATGCCACTCATCATTAGTAAATCTTGTTGGCCTACATCTTGAAAATAACTCTATTATGTACGGTAATCTGTGTATATCTAGGCGATGTACTGGCTTATCCCCAAGCTTACTGCTTACCCCCGAAGTTCGGCGATCCAACACCTCGCAATATGGCATATCAATGTTTTTGAAATATGCCTTTATCCTGTCTAAAATTGGCCCAGCAATCTGGTGTATACTAACTCTTTTTGTTCCGCCATTTTTGCCCCTCATACTTCCTTCGCCGTCAATCAATCCTCCCATCCATCCGTCTTCATAACTAGATTTATAGTTTGGTGGCCTTGTTGCAATCCTAATATAATCGCCCACCTTAAAGTCCGCTACGAGTCGCCACCTTTGTTCGCAACCCCCTCTTTGCTTGCTAAGCATTCGATGTTCGGCCGTTACATTTAGCCGTGCACCATTATCAAATAAAACTTCATAAGTTGGCTTATAAAAAATTGCCTTGGCCTCTACCGTAGATGTTCTGAATTTTCTTGATTGTTTACGCCCTATTTTAGTAAAGCCTACGGAGTTTTCATCGCAACTAACCAGCTTGTCGCCAACATTAATGGAGCCAATAGGTACCCACCTATAGTCAGATGTTAGTACACGCATGTCTGGTGAAAAACAGCAGCCCTGCTGACGCCCTTTCAAGATCAGCGCCCTAACCTTACCTGTTTGTAGTCTTTGCTCTTCTAATTTCTGATGGATATATTCTTGCGCTTTATTTAAAATAAACGGCGAAATCTCGCCTTGCTTAGTGCGAATTTTAAGACAACGTGATGCATAATGTAAAAAGTTATCTTTTAAATGCTGGCGTGTTTTAATCTCGTCTTCAGTCATTTGTTTTTAGCTATTGTAATTTTTTTTCTTATTCTTCTTATCGCCTTACTTTTAATTTCAAACGGCCGAGACCAACTCACCCCAAAAATTTCAGCTATTTCTCTAAGGGTGAGTCCATCCCTATAATAAAAGTTTAATACTTGCTGCTCTCTATCTGGTAATTGTTTAAGATAGTCCGGCAATTCTTCTATTTTTAAAGGATTGTCTTGTACAAACTCATTAATTAGTTCTAATAATGCTGCCAAATTATGCTTAGTACTATTGTATCCCATTCTCTAGCCATTCCTTTTTAGTTGGTAAAAAACCTGTCGAACATAACGTGGCTAACCCCACAATTTTTACTAAAGTTAATTATTACTGCCTGTTCGCCGGGAGTTAAATCATACCAAGGGCAGCTATAGTAACGAGCCCATATTTTACCCTCCTCTTCATCCATCCTTTAATATTCCTTCTAATTTTTGTTTAAATTCTGCCAAAGTAATTGGCGTTGCATCGACATCATCTGGCATCATAAATTCATATAGCATTACAGCTATGTGATATACTTCTGCATCATTGATGAACATTTTATTTTAAAAGCTCCAATGCATCCTCATGTTTAATACTAACTGTTGATTCGCTATGAACTCTGTCGCCGTAAGTTTTTGGTATTAGTTTTGATGTTAACCATTTGCGAGTGTCAACCCTAAGTCTTGCGTGTTGTATTCCTTCGCTGGTGTGTTGTTCTTCGTCACAAATATCTATAATTTGTTCTGCGAATAAATCAGCCTGAATAAGCTTAGATTGTGCGTAATGTGCAGAAAACTCGGGATATTTATAGCGCCATTGCATAAGTGTTTCACATGTTGGAAAACCTTCGTTGTTGGCGCACATGCGTCGCATACCATCAGTTGTTGTAGCTACAGCGTCGCAGATACGGTTTGCTAATTCTTCGGTGTATTTCGTTGGTCTACCGCCAGGGTGTTTACCTTTTACGCTTAGTTTGATTGGAGGTAACTTTGCTATCTGTTTTTTTAACTTCTCGCGATTCTTCTCTTTTTGCGTCATTGATGACATCCTTGTCTGTTGGTTTAGCTACATCTGGTATGATACTATCTTCGATTGTTTGCGTGCCTGTGCCTTTACAGTTTCCACACTCGCCCATTACCATACCTAGTTTCATAATTTTTTTATTGCCACTACAGCTTGTACATCTGCATTTCATAGTATTAACCTCCTTGTTATATTATAGTTCAGACTCGCATAGCATTAGTTATAATTAATGTTGCAAACGCAACAAAATTGGCTATTAAAAATGCCATGATCCACCGATGATTAATGTCTATTCTATCCTCCAAGTTTAGTATGTCTTTCCTAACTAAATCAAATTTAGAGTCAGTTCTTATTCCTAAATTAGTTAATTCTTCTTTAGTCGCAAGCTTTGCAATTAATTCTGTTTTTGTCGCCAATAAATCTTCTCTTACAATTTTTAAATCTTCTTTAGTCGCAACGCCCTCTAATACAGAGGTCAGCGCCTCTGTTTGTGCTTTGGCTTCTGCATCTGTTGCGCCATTAGCCTTTAAATCTAAAAAGTACTGTAATGCTTTATTTGTCATCTTTAACCCCATTTTTATATATTACCAACCAAAAACTATCTTAGAAATCGGTACAATCACAATAACAATAATAGCCCAGCCAAAAATTCGCATAGTGGCGAAATTAGCATCTATTAATTTAAAGTTCGCATCTATTTCAGAGAATCTTACCTCAAGATCTTTTCTTAGTAAGGATATTTCTGTTTTTAGCTCTTCTTTAGTCGCAAAATCTTGTAATTTAGTATCAATGCGCTGTATATCTTTTCTTAGTAAGAATATTTCTGTTTTTAGCTCGTCTTTCGTTGCCAAATGACTAATAGCATTATCAAATGCCATTGCTTGATTAAAAGCTTGTTCGTCCGGCATTCCGGCTTTAACTAGTTCGTGG